GATCATAGCACCGTGAGTAGGTGCCAAAGTCATTTATCCCTTTCAGCTATTAATCCAAACTGTAAAATTCAAATTGCTGATAAATTGGAGTGTGAAGTGGGCGATGGTGCCAGATTGGTGGGTGTTGGTGCTCGGAAAATTAGCACCAATGAAGTTTATTCCCCCATTTTGCCCCGCCAGTGCCAGTGCAACATTGTTGTTGCTTTGCGTGAACGTGTGTTGAAGGTTGTTGTTTATTCTGAAATTGTTTGGAACCATTTAGAAACTTATTTCAGTAAGACACAATGGTATAATGCCCCATTCAACACCAATGTTCATCCAACCCCTTTTGAAGAGTGGGTGTCAAGATATCCTCCCACTCGCCGAAATCAATTGTTGGATGCTAAGATGTGTATGGATCTTGATAGTACTAACATGAAGAAATCAGTTACCATGTTTGTGAAGTCAGAGTTATATATGAAAGATGATTTTAAACCAAGACCAATTCAGTTTAGGGATGACACTTTTTTAGTGATCTATGGGCCTGCTATGCATGCCATAGGTAATTCATTGAAAACTTGTTGGTCAATTGGTGACTCACCTGTAGTATACACGTCTGGTATGGACGCGATGGCGTTAGGCAATGCTTTCGAATACTTGTTAAATGGCCGAGATTTGAAGGATGTGCAGTTCATTGAGATTGATAAGTCTACGTTTGATATGACGGTAAAGAAGAGAGCAATGAAATTTGTTCACTCTAAGTATAGACGAATTCCATCCATGAATAAACGAAACATTGTCCGATGCATGAAGTGTCAGTTGGAAACCCATGGTTATGCAGAAGGCGTAAATTATGTGGCTGAATGCCATCGTTGCTCAGGTGATGCTGATACATCGTCTGGCAACTCAATGGTTACGGCCGCATCAGATTCATACGCTTTGAGTGTCGCTACGACACCGATGACTGTGGTGCAATCGAGAATGCTGGTACTGGGCGATGATGATTTAATCGCCCCGAAGGAAAGGCTGAAAGGAGAGCAAATTGTGCAAATGGAGGTTGTGTTGAAGCAGCTAGGATTCATACCCAAAATCCTAGTAAAACATTGGTTCAATGCATCTTTTTGCTCAGGCTACTTCTATCCAGTCAATTCTGATACTCAAAGATTTGTTTGGGGACCTAAAATTGGTCGCGTGTTATTCAAAGGGTTTTGGATGCACGGTTCAACCATTCCGGATGCCGAATGGCTATCTGGCCTTGTTCAAGCCAGATCGAGGGATTACACTTTTATCCCAATTTTAAGCGTTATAATAACGTGGTTATCCAAGTTTATTGGTAGTGTTTTACCATCAGCTTCACGTTATTCTGACAATTTGCATAAAGTTCGCAATTGTTCAGAGGTCTTTTGTGTTAATGATGATATCTATGAAATGTGTGCATTGTTGTACGGTTGTACAACTATTGATATTGTCAACTGTGAGATCAACGTTTATAATCAATTGAATTCCCATGTTGTAAAATCTTTGAGTGATCTCTGTGTCACTGTCACTGATCCACTTATCGAAAAAATGATTGAAGTGGATGTTGGCACAGAATCACACCCCAACTTGTAGTATCATAATGCGCCCCACGCCCATTCCCGGGGCAAATTGTGCGCGTTAGTGGATTGCCGGCATGAACAACCGGCAGGCTTAGTGTTAATATTGTATTATTGAACACATGTCGAAGAAAGTATCTTCTAAATTATTCCATAAGCTTGCGGATATCGCTCAAGCTGTTGGATCTGCCCCCAATGACTTGCTCAATGATTTGAACATGTTGCAGGGGAAGAGCAAGGTGCGGAAGCAACGCAAATCCGCAAATAAGCCGAAAAGCCGGTCAAAGAGCGAAAGCTCTACCGGCGTCGCTGCATCTTACTCAAACCGTATGGTTACCGCTGAGCCAACAATCACACAAAGTGGCCACGGTAAGAATAAGTCATGTCGTATCAAACATCGTGAATTGATAGACGTGACCATTCCTGGGTCTACTTCATGGGCTGTTCAAAATGAAGTTCAGATCCAGCCTGCACTTGCTGCATCCTTTCCCTGGCTTGCCCCACAAGCAAAGATGTGGGAACAGTACAGAGCTCATTTGGTCCGTTTTATTTACATTCCAATTGCTAGTACTGGTACCCAGGGTGAGGTGCTTCTCACTCCAATCTATGATGCTAGTGATCCAGTACCGACTACAGAACAACAGATGGCTGATGCCGCTGGTACTGTGGTTGATTCGTGTTGGAAGACTATTGTCATGGATTGTGATGTGAATGCGATGATGGGACTTGGCCCACGTAAATACACACGCCAATGTCTCGTTGCTGGTGATTTGAAAACATTTGATTGTGGTTCTGTCTTTTTGTCGACCAACAATCAAACCGGCACGTCTGCCGTGGGAAAATTGTATGTTGAGTATGATTTTGAGTTCTTTTGTCCACAGAATGAACCTTCTATGGCCACTGTACCACTTTATACCTCTTACTTTTCACCATTGGCATTGTCCATCACAAACGACACCCCCGCAACTCTTATTTGGGCTGTTAGTCAATCACAGTTTGACCCTTTGGGTTTTGGAACTGTGTACAGTGCAGGTGTGTTTACACCACCTGCAGGGTGTTATCGCATAAGTGCAACGGCTTGTTTCAATGATTCGTCAAGTGAAGCTTTTACTGCTGCCTTGACGTTTTTCAAGAATAACGCGCCCCTTTTAGCGGGCGGTCATCAACAGGTGAATCAAATTTCATTCACTGCTGATGGCGCATCTCCGGACATACAAGTTAACTGTGATGCCGTTATTACTTTGAATGGTACCGACACTTTCGCTGCTGTGGCAACCTTAATTGGTGCCGCCGGCACGCTTGGTATTAGTAACGCAGCCGGCTCATTGATTGTGTCCCTTGCGTAATTTGTAATCCTTTCTGTTGTTTATGTATTGGCAAACAATTGATGATGGGTGGTAGCTTTTGCTGCCATGTACCACCCAGCTTTGACTTGGCAAATCAAACCGTTGTTTGACAATAAGAAAATATAATTAATTCCAAGCTTGTCTTGGGGCCACAATGAGTGGTGATAAAAAGTTGTTTTGTACTACACTAAGTACGCTGTGCAGCTCGTTTAAGGTTGACTACCATGCACAGATTAGGGATAGTCGTTTTTTGTTTAACGTGCCAACCTTGGTTGGCAAAAACAAC